TCACCGCTGCGGCGATGTCACCGTCACGGCCGTGGACTGGGTTTGCGGGGGATGCTTCAGGTCGCTGTAGAGCTGCACCGCCATCCATGCCAGCAGGGCCAGCACCACGCCCCAAGCGCCCTTGGTCAGGCCTTGCGTGCTATCCTTCAGGTCGCGGATCTCGCGCCCCATGGCGACCTGGCGCTCTTCGCACCGGCGCTCGTGACCGTCGATCCACTCTTCAGCCCGCGCTAGACGTTCCGCCATGGTCTGGCCTCCTGCCGACATAAACGCCCCCTCTACGCTGCGCGTTGCCCTGCGGCCGCGTTGGCCTGCAGGAGTTTCAGGAGATCCGCGATCGGGTCCTGGCTGGTTTCAATCAGCTTGCGCAGTTCGGCCGCCAGCTGGGCGCGCGGGTCGGCCGGCGCGGCCACCCCCTTCGCGTTGTCGTTCTGCGCCAAGGCGGCGCGGATCAGCTCGCCCTCCGCCGCCCGCCGGGCGACCAGGCCCGGCAGGCGCTTGCCGCCGCCGAACACCCACTTGCCCAGCTGCTCGATGACCTCTTCCCAATCTTCCTCGGCCACCTTGCGCCGCAAGGTCGAGGCCTTGTAGCGGGTGGAGCCCAGGTTGAAGCAGAAGTCGCCCAGGGCCGCGCCGATCTCGGCCGGCTGCAGACGCAGGTTCGGCGACAGGGCCAGCACCGCGCGAGCGTAGATCTCGGCGTCCGAGCCCAGGACCGCCTCGCCCTTGGGCCTGGTCCACACCGGCGACGTCGCCGTCACCTCGGGGCCGGTATGGCCATAGCCCTGCGTCCAGACGCGGGCCGGGCACAGATAGGGCTGCGACCGCCACCCCTCGAACCGGCGACAGATCGGCTTCATCAGCTCGACGATGTCGCTCAGCAGGCTCATTTGCCGATCCCGCGCTTGCGCAGGGTGCGGTCGGCGAACCAGAAGGCGAGCATGGAAGCGACAATGGCCTTTTCGTCGCCGCCCCAGACGCCCAGCACGGCCTGAATGTTCCCGGCGCCCGCGTGGCGCGCTTCCAGGTACTGGCAGATCAGGGCGGCGCTATACAGGCCGACGCACCACCAATAGGTCAGGATCGGCCGCACCGACACCGACAGCGCATCCACCCACGGCACGCCGCTGGGCTTGGCCTGGGCCTGGATGGCGCTGAGCAACAGGCTGATCTCGCCCTGGTCGGCCGAGGCCTCGGCCTGGGTCCGCGCCAGCGATAGCGCCTGGTCGCCCTTCAGCTTGTCGGCCTCCAGCTGCAGGCCGAACATCTTCAGCTCGTGCGTGCGGTCGCCCTTGCGGTCCATGAACTTCAAGACTTCGGGGGCAAAGCGCAGAACGCCGCCGAACACTCCGCCCAGCGCGGTTTCCAGGATCATCGGCCTAGGCCTCCCTCGGGTTTGGAAAGGGGCGCGGCGGCGTCACACATAGTAGGCGCCTTCGAACTCGACCCAGATCCGGGCCAGTCGGCTTGCCGCGTTGGAGAAGTAGAGCGAGATCTCGACCATGCCGCTATTGATGCGCAGCGGCGCGCCGGTGGCGACGTCGAAGTCGGAGGTCAGATCCTTGATGACGTTGGTCGCCGGCAGGAAGGCGGTCGAGGCGGTCACCCCGTCGACCAGATAGCCGGTGTAGAGAACATCGCCTTCCCAGAAGATCCCGAAGCCGTTGCCGGCCCACTGGATGAACAGGGTCAGCGCGCCGCGCATGCGCACCGGGGCCGCGAACAGCGGCACCCACTGCGCACCCACCCCGGCGCTGTTGGTGAAGTCCGGGCACCGCCCCGAGAAACCGCGCAGCTTGATGCCCGGTACCCGGCGCGTGGCCAGGCGCGTCACCATGGGGTTGGGCAGGTAGTTTTCTTCGTGGAACTTGGGCAGGGTGAAGCCGCTACCGTCACTGCACTCCACGAACAGCGGCGCATCCTTTGAAAAGAAGTCGCCCGGCACCTGAGTGAAGGTCCGCGCGTTGGCCACCTTCAACAGGGCCGTGGTGATCCCTTGGAAGCTCAGATAGGTCGCCGCGTACAGGCCCGGTCCGTCCAGCCACGCGCCGTAGCTGAAGCCTCGAAAAACACCCGCGACCAAAGGGCTGCGGGTCTGCACCCCGTTGGTGTCCCAGACGTTGCGGAACCCCGAGCTGTTGGCCACCCCGCCGACGCTTTCGAAGGCCAGGCCCACGAAGGCCAGCGGGGCGCTCTCGGTCTTGTTGGCGATGCCGATCAGGTGGCGCACGCCATCGCCGCCGACGTTCCGCCCGGCGACGCCGACGATCGCACCGGTATGGCAACCGTCCTCGAAGTGCAGCGCCTCCTGGCGGCTGCGACGGATCACCAGGCCGCCGGCCACGAAGCCCTGCACATGGGCCATGCCCAGGCCGAAGCCGGAATTGACGCTGCTGCCGCCGCTGACGGTCAACACGCATCCCCAGGTCAGCACGTGGTAGAGCGCGGTGCCTGGCGCGTTGTATTCGATCGCGTCGCCGGTCTCGCTGATGAGCCGCGCGCCCAGCACCATCAGGCCGTCAGAGCCGCCGGCATTGGTGTTGACCAGCAGGCCAAAGCCCTTGGCCACGATATCCAGGCCGTCCAGGGTCCAGGCGTCCAGGGCGCCGACGTTCATCTGCACGCCGTGGCCGGCGGCCGAGCTGCTCGAACAGTCGATGCGCACGTCGCGCACGGTCACATTCGCCCCGGCGCTGGCCCCGATGACCTGGTCCGTGGAGACGCCCGTCATGGAGAGACCCACCACGACGGCGTCGTCGCCGTCGAACCGTAGCGCCGTGCCCGTCTGGCCGCTGATCAGGCCGCCCCGGCCTTCCAGCCGCGCACCGGCCGGCACCGCCAGAGACGAGGTCACCGCATAGGTCAGGCCCGAGGCCTCGACGGCGCGCCCCAGGGCGAAGGCCGAGGCGAACCCCGCCGCGCCCGCGCCGAACTGCTGGGGCCGCACGACCGGGTCGGCCAGCTCGAACACGACGCCGTCGGATGACACCACATATCCCGAGTGCGCCGGCAAACCGGACCTGAGGCCGAACAGACCGTCGCCCCGATCTCCGGCCGAGGCGCGGCCAGTGGTGCGGATGGCGTGGCGGCCGGCCAGGGCCAGACCCGGCACCTCAAGGGCGGTGCCCACGGTGTCGGTCGGCTCGCCGGGGTCGCCCTTCTCGCCGCGCACGCCGATCTCGGCCGCCAGCCGGGCTTCCTGCTGGGCGCGGGTCAGGCGATCAAGGCTGGCTTCGATCTGGCGCGGCATGAACCGACTGACGTCGCCATAGCCGCTGGGCTGCTCGATCGGGGTCCGCCTCAGGATCTCGACCTGGGCGTGGGCGGGCGGCCAGTAGGCGGGCACGAACTCGACCTGGCCGCCGCCCGCCAGGTAATCTCCGGTGACGATGTAGTGGACCCCAAGGGTCCGATCCAGACGACTGCCGCCGGTCGGCGTCACGGTCACCACCAGGTCGGCGTCGTCGGCGAACGAGAAGCCAACCACGAACGTTCCCGTCGGGACGGTGGGGCTCAGCAGCGTGCGCGGATATTCGGTGGCGACGGTCATGGGCCATCCTCGCGCGGGGGCGCGAGGCGTGGATAAGCGCGCCCCGCCCTAGGGTTGCGCGCCGGCCGCCGTGGCCACGTTCGGGGCGCGCTCGGGCAGAGCGTCGCCCTCGGGCCACCACTGGCCCTGGCCCATGTCGCGCTCCATGCGGCGGCTCTGGCGCGCGAAATCCTCCTCGGCCTCGGGGTCCAGCAGCTTCTGCAGCTGGTCGACCACCATGCGGTCATAGGCCGCCCGCGCCCACCACAGCGACGAGATTGGCGAGTATCGCGCCGCGAACTTGGCGGCGTCGCGGCCGGGCTTGGCCTTGTCCAGGGCGTCGCCGAAGCTGTCGCCCTCGCCCATGGCGTCCGCGATTTGGCCGACATTGCCGCCGGTCAGGTCCCAGGCGTCCGAGATCAGCGCCGCGCCCGCCCCCATGCTGGTCAGGGCCGAGCTTTTGCCGTTGCGCGCCTGGGCCGCGTAGAAGAAATCGCCCATGATCCCCAGGCCGCCGCCCTGCAGTAGCGCGGCGCTCCAGAACTTGCCGTCATCCATCGGCCGCGGATCATTGCCCTTGACGATGTCGCGCAGACCGATGCCCAGGGCGGCGCCCAAGGTCAGGCTGATCACCAGCGGCGCGACCCCGCCGGCCGCCGCCAGGCCCCAGTTCGGCTTGTCCATGGCCCGCGCCGTGAACTCGCGCCCCCACAGGAAGGTCTGGGTCACGGTGAATGAGCGATAGGCCGCCAGGCTGCGGCGGATCTCGCCTTGCACCGTGCCCGGCCGCGTGTCGCCGATCAGGTGCGCGCGCGCCCAAAGCGACGCCTCGGGCACGGCCAGGCGCGTCTGGCGCTCGATCATTTCCGAAAGCCGCCAGCCCAGTTCGTCGCCATGCGCCGCGCCGACCTTCGTGGGCGACAGGAACGACACGCCGTCGGCGGGCGTCTCGGGGTCGGTGGAGCGGATCTTGGCCCAGTCGACCTCGCTGAACCCCCGCGCCTTCAGCACCTGGCCAAACTCAACGTCCTCGGCGTCGCCCTTCAGCAGCTGGGCCAGGGTCTTTCCGCGCCGGTCGAACAGCGCGCCCATGAACTCATGCTGGAAGGCCCACCGGGTGGCGGCCATATTGCCGGCCAGGCCCTGGGCGCGCATGACGGCGACGGGCAGGCGGCGCGTGAAGGCGTTGATCCCCGCTAGGGCCTTGCCGCCGGCCGTGTGCATGCGCAGCACGTCCTGGCTGGACGACTGCAGCTGGGCGCGGGCGGTCTCGACGATGAACCCCGATCGCGCCGCCGTGGCGCGGACGTCTTTCGAGAACACGTGGCCCTGCCAGGCCTGGAAATCGCCCAGCTTGGACAGGCCGGTGAAGGCCCGCGTCTGGGCGGCGAAGATCGGGTTGCTGGTCACGTCCAGGATGATCGCGGACCCCAGCTGCGCGGCTGTCAGATAGCTGCGCACCGCGCCGCCCGCGACGGCGGCCACGACGTTGCGGCCATAGGGCGTCGCGGTCTCGCCGGTGAAGGTGCGATACATTGTCTGGGCCGTGGCCACGGCGTGGCGGGCGTTGGCGTCGGCCTTGTTCGCGCCGTCGCGGGCTTCCAGCACGCCCTCGCGCTCGGCGAACGCCGACAGCCAGGCGAATTGGTTATCGGGGTTGGGACCCAGCACCTGCAGGCGGGCGATGTCGCGGGCCATGCCGTCCAGGTGGTTGATCATCGCCGCGAACGGGTCGGCCGTGCCGAACTGGCCCTGATAGGCCATCCAGTCGTCGGCCGACTTGAACATCAGGAACCGGTGTTCCTGCCGCTGGTTGGCCAGCTTGCCCTTGCCCAGGCGCTCGCCGGGCGCGTGGGCGTCCAGTCCGCCGGTGACGATGGTGTCCCAGACGTCGCCCAACACCGCCTTCAGGCGCTTGTCGGTGAACGGCATTTCGGTGACGCGGTCGATCATCCGCGCGCGGTCCAGACGCGGCGCGATCGCCTCGACCCAGTTGTCGCGGCCGGCGCGGCGCACCGCCATGGGATCGTGGGTCTGGGGCAAGCCCCACCGGTCCAGCTTGCCGATCTCGCCGCCGGCCGCGTTGAACAGGCGGCGCGCATGCTCGGCCGTGCCGTCGAACGCCTGGGCCATGGCCTTGGCGGCCTGGTCACCGCTGTCCTCGCCGAACGCCTCGCGAACGATGTTTTCCAACGAGGCGTTGCCGGGCGTATCGAAGCCCGTCCGCGTCTCGAACTTCTCGATGAGGTCGGCCATCATGGCGTCGAACTGGCCGCGCACCGCCTGATAGCGGCCCTTGACACTGGCGCCGGGCGCGCCCGCCAGGCCGCCCTGGCCGTCGACCAGCTCGATCAGGTAATCGGCCGCTGCCTTGCCGTTGGCGTAGGGGCCTTTGGGGGGCGGCGCGCCGCCCTGCACCCAGCCATCCTTGGGCGGGCCCTTGCCTTTGCCGCCGCCCAGCGTCTGGACGCCGGTATAGCCCCGGCTCTTCTTGAACGCCGCCAGGTTCTCCAGCGCCGCGCGGCGCGTGCGAACCGACATGGCGCGCAGGCGGGTTTCGCGCAGGACGGCGCGGTCCAGCGCCGCGACGACGGCCTTGCCGGCCATGCGGTCGGCCTCGGCCGGGCCGAGCGCTTCGGACGCCGACTGAAAGGCGTCGCCATAGGCCTCGCGCAGTTCGGCCGCGAGATCCTTATCGACCTCGCCGCCCGTGATGGCCTCTTCGATGCAGCCGAGGAACTTGGTCACCGGATATCACCATCGGTGACGAACCCGTGCCAGAGACCACCGGGACTGCCGTCAATCGACGGCGTGACGGAGATGGTCGCGAAGTCCTCGGTAGACCAGGACCAGCGCGTGCCGGGCGTGCAGCCCTGCACTACATGGTCGTTGTCCTCGCCGAACATCCTTTCAAAGATCTCCCTTTGAACCCGACGCTGAGGGCTCTCACGGAAGCAAGTCTGCCAAAACTCGGGATTGGTAGGACAGCGGAACATGAAGCCGATCCTTACCCCGCAACCGTCGTTGATCCATTGGGGCTCAAGGTCCAGAAGCCGCATCGTCATCACTCCCCAGGAACACACGCCAGCAGCGCGTCGCGAGCCTTGGCGGCCCCGCCGGTCTGCGGCAGATCGTCGAACAGGCCGGGCGGTCCCTCGGCCTCGAATTCCGCGTCCTCAGGGGCGGCCTTGGCCTGGGCCTTCGCGCCCTCCCCCGTCGGGTCGTCAAAGCCCTTCAACAGGGCCTCGCCGGAGGCCGTGGGGGCCTGCGGGTCCAGGGCGACGCCCCGCGTCTCGTCAAGGCGCTCCCCGGCCTCCAGGGCCTCGCGCACGCGGGCCAGCACGGCCTTGGCGGCCGAGGCCGGGTTCTCGCCCTTCGCCACCCGCCCGGCCGCCTCGGCCATCGCCTCGCCGATCGGGCCATGGCGCAAGGCCAGCTTGGCGGTCACTTCCAGGGCGGCGCGGTCGGTGGCCAGCCGAGCCTGGTTGGCGTCGCGGGCCAGGGCGTTGCCGCCGGCCTCGATCGCGTCGGCGTGCTTGACCAGCTGGCCGAACAGCTTGGCGTCGCGCGCCAGGCTGCGCTTGACGCTGGCCGCCACCTTGGCGCGGCCGATCATGGCCGATATCGAGGGATCGTGGCCGAACAGGTCGGCCGTCTCGCCCTCGCCCTTGATCCAGTCGTCCTGCAGGGCTTCCATGACCAGGGCGCGCGCCTCGTCACCATTGGACGGGTCGGCCACCTTCAGCAGGCGCACCATGTCCATGTGCAGATCGGGACGCCCGTCGGCCAGCTGGCCGATCTCGGCGGCGTAGCGCTCGGGCAGAACCTTGTTGACCACGGCGCCGAACGCCTCGGGCGACAGGCTGGCCAGGCCGCGCGCCTGGGCCATGAATTCCCCCGTCACCGGCAGGCTGCGATCCTGCAGGGCCTGGGGCGCGTCGCGGAACACCTTGGCGGCGTCCAGCGGATTGCCCGAGCCCTCGCGAATGTTCTTCAGCGCGGCCAACACCCGCACGTCCTGGGCCTTCCAGCCGTCGGCCTCGCGGAACAGGAAGCCGTCGAGCTGGTGGGCGAAACCACGATCATCGTTCAGACGGCTGATCAGGCCGAAACGCTGGTGACCATCGGCGATGAACCGCGCGCCGCCCTGATCCTCGAACACCATCACGCGGCCGGCGGCCAGCGGGTCCCAGGCCTCGACGCCCTTCAGGCGCGCCGTGACGCCCTGGGCGTCTGCGTCGGCCTTGTACTGGAAGCGCGCGGGATCGGTGGCCAGGGTCGCCGGGTCGAAGCTCTCGACGGCGATCGTGCGGCCCTTGTAGTCGGCCGACGAGGCCCCGCCGTTGAACAGCTCGCCCAGGTCGCGGTCGGGTTCCAGGCGCGGTGGCGGCGCGCCCCGCGATAGGGCGTCCAGCGCCAGCTGGTGTTCCGCGCCGCCCAGGTCGCCCAGGATGGCGTCGTCGCGCGCGGCTGTCTCGACGACGTCGAACGCGCCTCGCATCGCGGGATCGGCCGAGACCGCGCCACGCAGGCCGCGCAGCTGGTGAAGGCCTGCCTTCACGCCCGCACCAAGGGCCTCGAACCCCGCCGCGCCCAGTCCGGCCCCTGCGATATCCAGCGTGGCCTGTCCGGCGGTGTATTGCGGCCCGCCAAAGCGTTTGGCGTCCTCGAACCGCTGCGGAACCAACGTCGCCTCGACGCCAGCATTTGCAGCCCCTTGGGCCAGCATGCGGACCGCGAGGCTGCGTCCCGCGCCGAGAGGCCCGGTCGCGATCATGGCGCCGACGTTCTCGGGCTCGGCCATGCTTGCGCCCGTCTGGCCGACAAACACGCCCGCCGCTCCGGTCCGGTAGTAGCTGGCCTCGGCGACCTTCTGGCCCTTCGCCGACCATTTCCCCTGCAGACGCGTTAGGATCTGCTCTGAGCTTTCGATGTCATCGAGCGCGCCGGGATGATCAGCCTTCAGGGCGGCCACCTGGGCTTCGTAGCTTTCGTCGCTTTGCTGCACCCCGATAGCGCGCATCGCCGGATCGACGACAGCGCCCAGCATGCGCTCTGACAGCTTGTCCTGGCCGAACATCTGGGAAGACCATTTGATCTTCTGGCCTGTTCTCTTCTCCAGTTGGGCATGCCGCCTAAGCAGTTCATGCTGATACTCATCACCCCGCGCGCCGCCGCGCATGACGTTCCAGCCGTAATCGGCCCCCGCGCCGACCGCATCAAAGAACGGCGTCGGGGCGACAGCGCCGACCGGTCCCGGCAAATCACTTGACAGCGCCGATTTTCCAAACGCTCCGAAGGTCGGCATCTTCAGCGCCCCTCTTTTCGAGGATAAGCGGTCATTGGACCACCACCTTGCCGCCCAGCTGGGCGCGCAGTCCGCTCTTGGCGTCGTCCCAGTCGAAGTCGAAGACCTTGCCGCGCTTATCGACCATCGCCGCGCCCTGGCGGTCTAGCATGCGGTAACGACCCGAGGGCGTCAGCTGCAGCTGCAGCTGGCTCATCGCCCGCGCCGGGATGGGCTTGCCGTTCGTATAGACCGGCCCCGTGCCGGTGCTGTCCCAGTAGCGCGCCATGATCTCCAGCGCGTCATCGGCATAGCCGGCGTCCAGCCACGGCGGAATGACGGTCTTGCCGTGGTTCAGGTCCACCACGCCGCCGAAGCGCCGGCCGCCCCGCGCCGTCGCGCCCAGCGCCGAATTGACATAGGCTTCCGCCGTCTTCTCCACGCCGCTCAGACGGTCGGCCAGCATGGCGCCCTCGGCGGTCTGGGCCACGGCGGCGCGCAATTCAGGCTGGCCATGGAAGACGGTTTCGACCCGCTTGACCTCGGCGGTGATCTCATCGGCTTGTGGCTTTTCCAGCTTCTGGCCGCCCCCCTTCAAGGCCAGCCCCTTGGCGGCCTGGCGCGCGAAGGTGTCGAGACCGGAAGCCGCCAGCTGGGCCAGGTGCAGCGTGGTGCCCACATCGCCCTTCTGGCCGATCTCCGACAGCAGGCCGCGCGTTGCCTGAGGCCCCACGGCCGCCAGGGACGTCTCGGCGAAGTCCACCGCCTTGACGGGGTCGCGGGCGATCATGTCGCCGTAGAAGGTCGCCTCGGCATTGGTCAGCAGTCGCAGCGGCGCGCGATAGGTGCGGTTCATGGTCTGACCGACCTGCAGGCGACCGCGCAAGGCGGTGGCGAAGCCCGCGCCCTCGATCTGATCAGGCAAGGGCGGGACGGCCGCCAGGGCCGACCGCGTGGGGCCGCCCAGCGCGAACTTGATCGGATCGCTGGACAGCCCGTCCTCGACATTGGCGAACGCCTGCAGGCGCGCCGCCTCACCGCGCACCTTGTCCAGACGCGCCAGCCAACCCTTCAGGTTCTTGGCCTGGCCCGGTTCCTTGGCCAGGTCGCGATACGCCGCTTCGCGCAGGGCTAGCAGCTGGCCGACATCGCCGCCGCTCTGGGCCAGCATCTGTTTGGCCGTACCCTCGCCCTGGTTGACGGCGGCGTCGAAGGCCACCAGCGCCAGCGCGTCGGGCAGACGTTCGCCGCCGATCGAATTCCAGTAGCGACGGTACCGGCCGACAGCCTGGCCGCGCGTCAGCGTGGTGACATTCAGATCGGGGTTGGCGCCCTGATTGATCCCGAAGCGCGACGGCCCGCGCCCATTGTCGTCAACGACCAGGGCGTCGCCGCCCTCGTTCTTGTCGATGACGAAATTCACGGCCGACTGGAAACCGGCGCTCTTCTTGCCGCCGGCCAAGCTCTCCAAGGCCCCAGCCTCGCCCGCGCCGACGGCGATGGCGTATTCGGCGTGGGCCTTCAGCCCGGCGTCGCCACTGGCCGCCACGGCGGCGCGCAGCGCGCCCGGATCGACGTCGCCGCCATAGCGAAAAGCCTCGAGCATGTCCGAGGCCTGTTTCGCGGACCTGGCCTGTACCTCGCCGATCAACGCTTCCTTGCGCTGGGGCGGCAGGATCTTGTCGTACTTGCCGCTGTCCAGCTCGGCCTTGGCCCCGTTCAGGTCGCCCCGGAACATCAAGCCCTCGACGCGGGCGCTGGCCAGGCGGCCTTGATACTCATCCAGGAAGGGCTTGCGCAGGCGGGCGGGCAAACCGGCCGCCAGATCCTCGGCATTGCCCGCCGCCATGGCGTAGCCCGCCGGGTTGGTCAGCACGCTGTTCAGCGTCGCTTCGCCGGTTTCCTTGACCTTCGAGGCCACATAGGCGGTGTGGCCCTGATCCTGGGCCTCCATGGCCTGGGCCAGGATCTGCGGGCGCTGGGCGGCGAGCCGGATTTCGAGCGCGGGGCGCTGAGCCTCGGGCGTAGCTTCCAGGGCGGCCTGGCGGGCGGCCTCGAAAGTCCGCTCCGCGCCGGTGACCAGGTTGCGTTCGCTGCCGTCGTAGTTGTCGTACAGCGACTGATACGCCTCGCCATAGTTCTTCTGGAACACCGCGAACCCGGCGCCGACGGCCTGGGCTTGCTTGACCTGTTCCTGGCCGGCGATGACGCCCGCGCGCTTCTCGCTCTCGATGCCGATCGCGCGCCCGCCGACGTCGGCCTTGTAGGCGTCCACCTGACGTCGCAAGGCCAGGCGCACCCCGCCGGGGATGTCCTCGCGCTCCATCACCCCCTTGAAGTGCTGGTCGAACGCCTCCGTGGCCTGGGCTGCGAACCCGCTCTGGCGGCCGTCATAGCGCGCGGCGCTCTCGGCCAGGGTCGGCTCGAACGTCGCCTGCTCGGCCAGCAGGATCTTCTTGGCCTGCTTGTCGTCGACGACCTCAAGGGCCTTGCCGACCGTGCTGATCCCTTGGGCGAGATCCTGCAGCGCGCCGGTGACCGGACGGGCGACGTTGGTCGACGGCGTCGCGCCGCGCGTCGAGCCTTGGTCGAGGACGGTGGGAAGTCTCGCCATGGTCAGCCCCTCGCCGCATAAGCTTGGCCAAAGCCGCCCAGCAGCGTGCCGGCGGCCGAAATCAGGCTGGACCGCAAGGCGCTCTTGCCCTCGGTGCGCGAGGCGGCGGCGTCCTGGATCATGGCGCGCGCCTCGCTCGTTCCGCGATAGATCGTGTTGCGCGTGCGGGCCAGGCTCTGGCGCTCGAGGTCGCCGAGCACGTCCAGGGCCGAGCCGCGCAGCCCGCCGCCCCCGCCGGCCGCCGCATGGACGGCGGCCGTCCCCATCAGACGATCGGCTTCCTCGCTGTCGATTGACGCCTGCAGGCCGGTTTCCTGCAGGCGCTGGCGCGAGCCCTCTTCAAGGCGTTGGGCGCGGGCATAGGCGGCCTTCTTCTCAGCCTTGCCGGCCGAGATCTTGCCTAGCGCCCCCAGGCCGGCGGCGGCGATCGGGATCAGGAATTGCAGCATCAGGACAGCCCCGAGGAAGAGGTCATGGCGAAAAGGTCGGACGAGACGCCGCCCAGCTGCCGCATTCCGATGCGGGCCAGCAGTCGACGGGCGGCGGGAAACGGCGCGGCCTCGGCGGCCACCCTCGTCGGCCTGAAAGTTTTGAACATCCAGAGCAGCGCGCCCCGCGCCATCCGTGCCCCCGTGACCCAGGCGCGGGGCGGCATATCGGCTGCGTAAGCCCAGGCGCCCCACTGGCCATCGCCCAGGGGCTCGAAACCACCAACCGCCCAAACGGTCGCACCCTCTTTGAGGGTCCACTTCAAACCGTCCGGCAAACGCCCCTCGGCGGCGAAGGCTTTCGCGAAGTCGCCCCGCGCCTTGAACCTGTTCTCGTCGCCAGCACGATAGGGGAACAAAGCCATCGTGCGGCCGAGATACGAATAGCCGTTCAGATCCTCGACCCCTGACATCACTGAGCCTCGACCACATAGCGGAAGGCGTCGATGATCAGGTCGAAGGGTTCCGACGTCTCGGCCACGATGCGGATGTCGCGGTCAGCGTTGGTGTTGAGCGCCACCTTCTCGCGCTTGCGACGCACGACCGGGACCAGGTCGCTCGGCCGGGTGCTGCTGATCGTCTCGCTGTAGATGGTGGTTTCGTCCGGATCGTCTTCGGGCTGGGCGTACACCTGGGCCTCGACGCACCGAAAGCTCACCCAGGCGTGGGTCGGCAGGGTCTTCTTGCCCGTCATCCCGCCGCTGCGGTCCGGATCCAGCGGCAAGGATTTCAGCCGACGCAGCATCGGCAGACCCACCGTCACCTCTTCGGCCGGGTTGGGCAGGTTCAGAGATCCGCCGCCGCTGACCGTCAGACCCGAGACCCGCGCGCCGTCGGCGATCACCGCCACGGCCTCGCCCGCCAGCCGCGACAAGCCCGTGATCGTCGTCGTCGCCGCCCCGCTATATTGCTGAGCGCAGTCGGCCCATACGCCGGCCTCGCGGGTGGCCAGGACGAAGTTGGCGCGCTGGGGCGAACCGCCCTTGGTGCGATAGCCCGCCACGTGCAGCCGGTCGCGGCCGTCCGGGTCGGGCGAGGCGCACAGACCTTCAACCTTCCAGCCCCCGGCGATCGGCTGGCGACGCACGCCCAGCACCCCGTGCTCGAAATGGTAGGTCAGGCAGGCCAGGCTGTCATCGGCCAGGCGAAGCCACAGGTGGTTGTCGGGGCGACACCAGGCCATTTCCTTCACGCCCAGGCCGAACACGTGCTGGGCCAGGATCGACAGGTCCCGGCCTTGCGGCTCGATCACCCCGCCCGACAGCTGCAGCTCGCGCAGGGTGGTGCCGCCGCGCGCCACGTGCAGCAGCAGAACGGGCGGTCCCTGCACCACGACCGGCGGCACGTCCGACGACCCATGGCCCGAGATCCGCCGCGGCTTGGACCCGGCCGGGGTCAACGGATCTTCCACCGTCTCGCCGCTGACGACGTATTCGCCGTCCGTGGTCCCGGCGATCAGGTTGATGGCGTCCACCAGCCACACCACGCGGGCGCGCTTGTCGCCGACCCCAACGCGCACCGCGTCGTCATCGGCCACCTCGCCGGTGCCCAGGCCGGGCTTGAAGCTCGCGCCATTGGCGTCGAAGCCGGCGGTCTGCGACAGATAGATGGTGTCGGGCGCGGTCGGTGTCGAAGCCGCCAGGACCAGGCGTTCCTCGCGCACGGCCGCCAGGGCGGTCGGCCAGCCCTTGGCCGCCGACAGCGCGACCTCAGACCAGTTCGAGGTGACGTCGCCCGATGCCAGCGGCAGTTCGGTAACGGCCTCGCCGGTGACAACGGTCGAGCTGCTATAGCCGGTGATCTTGAAGATCCCGGCCCCGTCATGCCGGAAAGCCCAGCTGACCCCGCCGTCGCTGACCTCGCCGCGATCATGCGCCGGCGGCGTGTTGCCTGTCGTCGCGCCCGTGATGTTCTCATAGACCCGGCCGGCGCTGATCCACAGGTCGCCCGCCGTGCTGGCGGTGTTCGGCGCCCAACTCCTGTAGCCGGGAAAGCCGCCGGGCGGGCGGATGCGGAAGGTCGCGCCGACATGGGCCGCCGTGAACATCGCGGCGCTGGCCGTAGCGGTCCAGGTGCTGCCCGCCAAGGTCATGGCCAAGGTCTTGGTCTCGTCGCTGTTCTCGGCCAGCCAGGGGCCGTCGCGCAGGTCATAGGTGCCGGCGGTCCAGCTGATATCCGACAGGCGCTTGATGACGATGAACAGGAGACCGCTGGCCGAGGTCACCAGGCCGATATCGCCGATCTGATGCAGACGCAGGCTCGCCAGGTCGGCCTCGGAATAGGGCTGGGCGAACTCGACGTGGGTCCCGCCGTTCAACACCTTCGCGCCGCGCGCCGTCCAGACGCGGGCGTAGAGGTCGCCGAACTCCAGAACCAGTCCCTCGCCGTCGCCACGCAACCACGGAAAGGACCGGCGCGCCTTGTCCTGGGCCTTGGGCGAGCCGACATCCAGCAAGCCACCGCGCGAGGCGTTGGGGCCGGTCGGCAAGCCCAGGAAGTTGAAGGCCTCGGCGCAACCGGTCGCATACTGCGCCAGGTCGCTGCGCTCCCAGACGTCAGGCCCCAGCTCGCCCGAGGTGAAGTTGTTCAGATAGCCGGTGAATTCCATGCCAGCAGCATCGCGCGCGCTCGCGAGGCGTGGATAAGCCTAGCCAGCCGACAACCTCAGCTCGGCGAAACCGCTGACGAAGGCGTCGTCATCGACGAACGCGCCGAACTCGCCGCTCTGGGCCTCGATCAGGGCGTCGCGGGCTTTCTTCTGCAGGCGCATGACCACACCCTCGGTCTTGTTCTGCAAAGGCCCCGCCGTCCGCGCCGCCAGTTCCCAGGCGATCACGCCCAACAGGTCAGGCGTATAGGCCTCATAGTCCAGCTGCTCGACATAGGCGACGTTCAGGCTGGCCTCGTCGGAGTAGATGACCTTGCGCATGGTCGCGCTGACGGTCGCCGTGCCCTGGTGATAGGCCGGGTTTCCGTCCACCATCCACAGGCTCACGCACGTGGTCGGGAGCACGAAGGCGTACTTGAAGCGCCACGGCGGCGTCAGGGCGTCCGAGGGCGAGAGGGTGGCGTAGCGCATGGCGCACGCCCAGGGCCGGCGGGCCAGCACCCACTGCTCGACACCCGCCCGGCCGTCTAGCTGGGCCAGCACCTTCTGCAGGCGCGCGCCGGGCGGGTCGGTGTCGATCGCGTCGAACGGCGGCTCGCCCAGATGGGCCATCGCCTGATTGAGAGCTTCGTGCTTGGCGGTCAGGGTCATGATGGGGTCCCAGAATGCAAACGGGGCGGGCGCCTGGAAGACCGCCCGCCCCGCGCACCCTCGCCGGGCCTTAGGCCGGGGCGAGGGGTGATCAGCCGCCGCTTGCGATGTTGCGCAGCGCGGGCGGCGGCCGAAGCCTTAGCCGAGCCGGCGGCCGACGATCTGCCACGACACCGTGCCGGTGCCGGGGTCGCCGCCTTCCAGCTTGGCGAACAGCTCGATGAAGCCGCCCGGATCGCTGGCCAGCCCCAGGATTTCCCAGAGGGGCTTGCAGTAGTTGGCGACATCGACGCTCTTCAGCACGCTGCACGAGCCGGCGGCGGTGGCGACGTCCTGGGCGGCCACCAGCGCGTTCTCGGTGGCGGCCGAGCCGACGTCCATCGTGATCGACGTGCCCAGGTCATCGAACCAGATGACGCTGGCGATCGGGTCGATGACGCTGTCCGAATGCAGCTTGCCCAGGCTGATGAGATCGTTCTGGGCGAAGGCGGTCACCAGCTCGATTGTGTCGCGAACCAGGATGTACTGCTGGCCGCCCTTGTGGGCCTGGGCGACGAGCGGGGTCGATTGCAGGCTGTTGATGACGCTGCCGACCTTGGAGCCGTAGTAGGTGGTCATGGTCTTGGTCTTTCGACTTCCGGCGCCCTCGGCGGCCGGCGGGCTTCAGGCCCGAATGGAAAGGTGGGCCGCCCGGTCAGAGGCGGCCCGGTCAGGCGGTGCTTAGAGCACCACCTCGCTGCAGTTGACCTTCACGACGGCCGTGTCGTAGCGGCGCAGGGACCCGCGCTCGACCTCGTAATAGGCGTACCAGCGGAAGCTGCGATCGGGGCGCTGGGCGATGCGGGCGTTCTCGATCGGGCGTTCGCGATACTGCATGGCGCCCTTGATCCACGCCGCGCACGACCGGATGCTGGAGGCGACAGGGAAACGCTCGGAGCGAACGAAGGTGAAGCCCATGAAGGTGTTGGTTTCGCCGTTCACCAGGGCCTTGATGCCGTTGTAATCCGCGCTGGTCACGGCCGTGGTGGCCAGCAGGTTGCCCAGCTGGATAGCGGATGCGCCAAAGTAGCGCTGCCCCTCAATCTCGGACTGGTCGAGCATGACCTTGGCCTTGATCAACTTGCCGACGGTCAGGGGCAGGTTGCCCGAGGCCGGCACGCTTTCGGCGTCGTGCAGGAAGTCGCGATTATCGACGGCGATCACCTGGGCCGACGGGAAGGCGGTCACCGTGGTCCCGTTCTCGCCGTTGTAGGAACTGCCAAACAGACCTTCGATGATCTTGTCATCGCTGGCGCGGTTCTTGGTCGCCATCATGCCGGCCATGACCGTGTTGGTCGGGTCGGTCAGCATGCGGACCTTGTCCAGGCTTTCGATGAACCGACCCTTGGCCGAGGACTTCAGGAAGCCGACGCGGCGCAGGTGGTTGGCGAAGCTTTCCGGGCTGTTGGGCGCGCGGGTGACGACTTCGACTTCATCGTCATCGGCGTCGATGTCGTCGGCGTTGAACAGCTTGCCGGGGGTGGTGTAGTTCAGGTCGGCGTCCACGCAGGAAACCAGGCGCGAGGCGGTTTGCTGCGGCTTCAGGCGGAGGTTCGCGACGAACCCCGGGACGTACTGGTCTGCTTCGTTGGACATGGTGGCCTCGCTGCGAGCCGGCGGCGACACGCGCGCACGGGCTCTCGATCAAATTTGAAGGGGTTTGATCGGCAGCGACCCCCGGCTTCGAAGACCGGACGCAAGCCTGGGGTTTACGCCTCCCGGCGACCTCGCCGCCCACCGGACCTGTCTGGCAGGGCTCCCGGCTGGCGAGGTGGCGACGCTCCGAAGAGCGCCGCCTGACCATCGACTGTTCTGATTTGCCCCCGCCGTCAAGCTTTGACGGGCTGGGGGTTCGCCATGGCGAGCAGCTTGTTGCGCTCCTCGACCACGGCGGCGTGCATCGGGTCCTCGGCGTCGAACAGCGCCTTGGACTTGCGCTCGTCGCCTTCCAGAGCCGCCAGGTTCACGCGGGCCTGGCCCGGCGTCATCTTGCGGTCGCCGACGACGGCGGTCTGCCCGTCCCCCGACGGCCCGCCCTCGGCGCGCATGTCGACGATCTTGGCCAGCATCTTGGCCAGGGCAGGGCTGTTGCCCAGCACGCTGTCGGCGTTCAGCTCCTTGGCCACGTCCTCGCCGCCGATCTCGGTAATCAGCTTGCCGATCTCGGTCTTCCGCTGGTCATAGGCCGCGCCCCATTCGGCGCGCAGAGCCGCTTCAGTGGTCGCCTTGGCGGCCTCGTCGGCCTTGGCGAATGCCTCGTCCTCGGCCGAGATCTTGCCGCGCCAGAACTCGGCGGCGGCGGCCAGGGCGGCCGGCGGGAACGGGCCCTTTTCGTGCATGAACTTAGCGAACTCGCCGACGACGGCCTTGTCCTCGTCGGTCGAGCCTTCCCAGTCGATCTTGTAACCGTCGGGCGTGTCAGGCGCGCCCAGGGCCTTGTAGACGGCCTTCAGGCCCTCGACGTCTTCGGGCTTGGTCGGTAGTCGGATCAGCTCGTTGGCGGGCACGCCCAGCCGCTTTTCGGCGGCGTTGCCGGCGGTCAGGGCATCGACCAGGGTCTTGCTGCGCAGCACCAGTTGGCTGGCCTTCAGATCGTCGGGCAGCTCGCTATACCAAGGCGCGGCCTCGCCGCCCTCGCCACCGGCCCCGCCGGCCGCCGCTGCAGCTGCAGCTGCAGCGGCGGCATCACCGGCGCCCGCGTCACCCGCACCAGCGCCGGCTTCGCCGCCGCCGCCGTCAGTCGGGGGCATCATCAAGATGCGCGACGTGTTCATCATCAGCATGGCTCGAACGTTCATCGTCTCTTCCTTCCAGGTGGCCCGTCATGGTCATCAGAACCGCGCTGGCCGGGTCGAACCCAGCACGGTCCAGGATCTCGCACGCCACGTCATGGCCGCCCTGGTGATAGGCCAGGGTGTGCGGGGTCAGTTCGGGGGAGCCAAAGCGGCGGCCGACGCCGGCCTGGGCCGCGATGTCGGCGAGCACCAGGCGGCCCAGCTCGTTGGCGAACACGATGCGATAGGCCTGCTTCATGGCGGCCTCGGCGTCGTCGCCCTGCCCTCTCAGCTTGGCCAGCACCGCATGGGTGTCGAAGTCCGGCAGGCCAGTGGCCTGCGACGCGCTTTGATCGGCCATGGTCAGCGCTGCCGGCGACGCTTGCCCGTCGGGGGCGGCTGAATTGCCGCCCCCTTCGCAAACTCGGCTTCGCTGTTTATCTCGATGAGCGCTCGGCCCGGATGCTCGCCGCACCAATCGTCTTCCTTGGTGCTCGGCCAGATGGCCGGCGCGCCGATGGCGGCGACAGGCGGGAACCGCCGACAGCGCGTCGCCAGGCGAAACATGCAGGTGCTGCAGGTCGGCCCCGTGGGGGCGGTGGGCGTGACGCTTCCAGTCGTCATGCGGCTCTCCTTTGTCCGTTGGCCTGGGCTTCAGCGCCGGTCAGGCTAGCGACGCCTTGGCCGCCATCGCGCAAGGCGGTGGCGGCGGCGTTCATGGTCTCGCGATCGTTGGCCATCTGCTGGGCCTGGGCGTCTCGCTCGCGCATTTCGGCCACGCTCTTGCGGCTGCGCATGGTCTCGGGCGGCAGGGCCAGCGCCTCGCCGACGACGCGAAGGCCTTCCTCGACGGCGAACACATAGGGTGCGGTCGGGTCCAGTTCCTTGGCCTGCATGGCGATGCCATAGGCCGTGGTCACCGCATCGACCTGGCCCTTGAGCTGGGCGATGGCCAGGGGGCCGTTATAGTCCCAATCGACCTCGGCGCCCGACAGCGACTTGGGCGGCGGGGCCAGCTGGCTCTCTTCACCCATCACCATCAGGGTGCGGTCGGCGGTCGGCCCCATCCAGTCGCGATCGACGCCCGGCACGAACGACGACATGGCCCGCACGCGCAGGTCACGGCGTTCGCGCACTTCCTCGGCGGTCATGTTGCCGCTGTCGCGCAGGCGCATCCAGTCGGTGAAGAACGCCATCTCGACGTTGGTTTCCAGGCGCTGGATGTAGTTGGCGGCCACGGCGACGTCGCCCGCGATCTCCAGCTTCTGCACGGCCTGGCTGGCGTTCTGAAAGCCCAGGCCGGCGGCGTCATAGGCGTTCACAGCCCCGGCGCGCCGGTCCAGCGGCTTGCCGAACATGCGCTTGGGCATCAGCAGCGGCGGATTGTTCTTCAGCTCGACGGCGGTCTCGATCCCCTGCTGCAGGGAGTTGAGCACCAGGGCCTCGGGCAGGACCCACCAGGCCAGGCCGGTGCCGTAGGCGCTGCCCTCTTCAGGGTCCAGGCGCGGCACGGCGTAGGGGAAGGTGTCATAGCCCTTCTCGTCCAGGATCGTCTTGTCCTGGCCGCTGAAATAGACCTCGGCGAACGGCTTGGCGCGGGCCTCCGCGCCCTCGACGCCGCCGATCCGAGGATAGACGGCATGGACGATGGTCACCGACTGGCGGGCCTGGGCGTCGGTGGTGTCCGACATCGCTTTGCGCCACCGCTCGATGCCGTGATTAGGCCAGCGATGAACGGCCTTCCACAGCGGCAGGGTGAACTGGAAGTACAGGGAGTTGACCCGCCCTTCCTCATCCTCGGAAAACCAGCACGCCCGCAGTGGCCGCGTCTGATAGCTGGGTCCAAACCCGCGCTTGCGGCCCGTCCACTGAACGCCGCTGCCGAAGGCGTAGAGTTCCATCGACAGGCGCGCCGCGCCGGTCAGGAACCCCGACTGCGGCAACATCATCCGGTCGAACACGCCCCATTCGACCTCGCTCAGATAGTCCTTGGCATCGGCTTCCAGATCCGTGGATCGGCCGGCGGCCACCAAGCCGCGCTCGACATTGGCTTTGACGAACGGCCGGGTGTTGTCGATCAGGTAGGCGGTCAGGAGCCCCGCGCCCCGGCGCAAGGCGATGGCGGGCACGCTGCTGGTCAGGCGGCGCTTGCGCAGCTCGGTCGGCTTCTGGGCCAGGGTGAAGTCCTTGCGGGGCAAGAACACGTCCGCGATCAGCTGCCACTCAGGCTCACGCTGCAGGCGCGCCTGTTTCTTATCGTCGAACTCGCGGTCGAGTTCCTTGAAGGTGGCCGGCTGTACCGAAATCGCCATCTTAGCCGCTCACGCCCGTCAGCGTCGGCGCCGGGGCTGTGATCGGCCCTCCTAGGCCGCCCAGGAAGGTGCCCTGCACCCCACCGCTCGCCAGACGCTTCTTGCGCGAGGTCGCGGGGGCCACGCCGCCCTGGGGCGGCACGACCGGTTCAGCGGCTGGGGCCGGTTCGGCCTGCACGATCTTGGGGCGACGGAAGCTCATCGGCTTCAGGCCTCGACTTCCGGGATCACCTGGGCCGCGTGCGGCGCGCCGGTCAGGTGCTCCAGCTCCAGCAGGCGACCGCCCAAGGTCCGTTCCGGCGCGGGCTTCTCTTCGAAGACCTCGCCAGTGTCGGTCCAACGCGTCACCTCGACGGGCGGCGGGGCTTCCTGGCCCTCGGCCAGCTCGATCTCGACGGGTTCCAGGGTGATGGTCTGGACGAGGATGGCGTATTTCATGATTAGGTCGCCTGATAGCCTTGGAGGTTGGCGTAGACCGCGCCCGTGACGCTGGCGGACAGAGTGACGATTTCCATCAGCGTGTTGGCCGTGCCCCTGAGGGGCGGGTCGAAGCGAATGTTTCGGCCGTTCGGCCACCCGGCCGTGCCGATCTTCGAGCGCCACAGCACCGTGCCGCCGGCACCGTCGCGGATGGCGATTTCGGTGGCCGCGCCCAGGGCCTCTGCCGTGATCTCGGCGGACTTGCAGTAGTTGCGCACGCCCGCGCCAGCGGCGGCGATGAAGGTCACCGCTGCAGCGGAGTTGACGATCCCGGCCGAGCCGGCGGCATAGGCCCAGCGCGAGGCGGCCGGGGCGTCGGCTTGCACGATCAGGCCGTTGACGTCGCCGCGCATGCGGTCCCAGGTCGAGCCGTTGAAGACGCCGCCGGCCACGGCCAAGGCGCGGCCCGGACTGTTCAACCCACCCGAAGCGGCGGTGTAGTTCAGCGTGTTGGAGATGCCGTCCGCCGCCGCCGCCGACAGGCCGACCATGGCCGCGCCGATCTCGCCGCGTGTGGTCATGGCCACGTCGCCGCGCTGGCCGTCGGTCAGGGTGGTCTGGGTCAGGCGATAGACGCCGCCGACCTTGACCGGCGCGCCGCTGTCGGTCGCGGCGTTGGCGACACCGCCGGTGATCTTCAGGATGCCACGGCTGTCGAGCTGGGTCGCCGCCTGCTCGCCGTCGGCCAAGGTCAGGGCCGCCAGGTTGTAGCAGCCGCCCGTCAGGATGGACTTCGCGGCGGCCGCCCCCGGAGCCTTGGTCCCGATGACCTCGGTTTGGTGCGCGGCCGAGGCCGCGCCTAGCGCCAGCGGCCAGTCGCCGTCGTAGTCGGGATCAGGTTGGACCTTCATGGCGCGCTAGTCCTGCAGGATGGCTCTGTGATCGCCATCATCGCGCTGGCCCGAGGTCTCGTGGATAACCGCCCCCACCGCGCCGCCCAGGCCCTCCAATCCCAGCACGCCGTACTGGGCGCTTTCGGCGATATCGCACCACGGGTGGACCTTCTTGGGGGTGGTCGAGGTCTTGGCTCCCTTCTTTTCGAAGTGATAGCCGCCGGCCAGGGCCTTGATCAGGTTGGGGCAGTCCGGGCCGCTGACGATGAACCCCGGCTCACCCGGCAGGGCGTTGCGCTTCATGACCTGGTCGGTGGCCGATCGGCGCGCCAGCGGATCGTTCGACGGGGCCAGCACGACCTCGATCCCGCTTTCCGCCTGCAGGATGGCCGCCAGGGACGTGCCCCGGCTCAGTACCGACTGTGTGATCGCCGACGGATCGGCGACGATGAACGCGTCGCTGATGTGCCCGAACTTGGTCTCGCGGATGGTCTTGATCTCGTGCGCGAACTCGACCAGGTCCATCTGCGTCGGGGTCATGACCTCGGCCATGCAGCGGATCTGGCGCATAAGCCGCTGCATGAAGGTCGCCGCGGGCGACAGGGTGTTGCCGCAGTCGGCGCCGATCACCAGCGGGAAGCCCTCGATCGCCGCAAACGAGTGTTCCGTCACCATCCGGTGGATGTCGAAGTGATCGTGGACCGGCAGGCCGTGGCGGCTGTAGCCCGGCCGGTTCTCTAGGAACCGTCGCACCGCCCAGCTCTCGTGTGAGCGTTTCTTGTGCTCGTAATAGTCGGTCCTGATCTTGCGCAGGTTCTGCATGTTCTCGGCCTGGGGCGAGAAGCCCGACGGCTGGATGAACACCTGATCGCCTTCCATCCGCCCGCCGGGAAGCCAGAAGCGGTTGTAGAACCAGTCGTCGATTTCCGGGGCGTTGGCGTCGCCCCACACACCCGCGTAGGACGGATGCGGCGGGTTCTCGGGCCTGTCTTCCGGCTCGGGATAGCGCCCCACCCGATTGGCGGCGAAGGACAGGATGTCGCCGCTGGCGTGGGTGTCCATTTCAGGGAGCCAGTAGGCGGTCACCTCGAAGCCCCGGAAGAAGTCTTCGAGGTCCGCGTCGCCGACGGCGCGAAACAAGACCTCGATCCTGGCCAGGGTGCCGTCGGGACAGCGGGCCATGAACACGTGGTCGGCGGGGTCGCCCTTCGATCCGGTGAAGCCCGACTTGCCGGGCTCCAGCCCCCAGGCCGGGTTGATTTCCTTCTTGTAGCTGGGGATCACCTGGTCCCAGAGCCGCCGATAGGTCGGCGCGATCACCGCCACGCGGCACTTGCGCAAACCGTCGCGTGGGCTACGGTGCTGCCATTGCGCGGCGCGGAGGACACGACGGGCGCTTTCCGTCGATTTCCCCCCACCTGTTGGACCAACGATGACGGCGACGTCTGCCTGAGAGTGGCCATAGGCCCTCGCGACAGGACCGGCGTATTTCGAATAGTCGCGCTGCGCCCAGACATCATCCGACATGCGCTCTCTCCCCAACCCCGACCCTTTGTCGCGTCAGTGAGTTTGGGGCTGCCCCTCTTTTCGAGGATAAGCCGGGGGTCAGGCCCGCATAACTGCCGGAACGACCATGGAAGGGGCCTGAGGCCCGTGTCGCGTTTGGGGGGTGGGGGTCGGAAAAGGGCCTAGGGGGGTGCGGCCCGCCTAGGCCCGCTGATTTTCAATCACCGGGCGCAAGGCCCTCTAGCCCAGGGAGAGCAAGGGTTTGCGGCGCATCGTGAGACACCGGGCGTGAGACCACCTCGAACGCGCCATCAAAAACCCCAACGTTTTCAGTGGGCATGGTCGCCATGCCGCCCTCGCCTCCGCTGCCCATGATGACGACGCTGGGCGCGTGGCCCTTGCTGGTCACGTCCACCGCCAGCGGCTGGCGCATGTCGGTGTACGGCAGAAGGTTCGCCCGCTCTTTCGTGATCAGGTCGAGCGCCTCGCGCAGCCCGAACGACGACGACGCCTCGCGCACCCTCTTGATGAACAGGCTGACCTGGGCGCGGAGCTTCATGCCGTCGCGGTCCTCGTCGTCCAGCACCTCGGCCATCGCGTGCAGCTCTTCGCGCACCAGCGCCCGAAGGGCCTCGTCGCGCCGGTCCTGGGCCTCGCGGACGTGCTTGACCAGGTCGAGCGCCTTGTTCACCTGGGCCTTGGCCATCGATCCGCCGGCCGCCTTCAGCTCGGCCGGGGTGACCATGCACATCTGAGCCGACTGCTGGGCCGCCGATCCGCCATACCTGGCGTCGATGATCCCCTTCAGATCCTTGGCCCGTCGGTTGCCCGAGCCCTTCGGGCGCCCCCGCTTGCGAGGGGCCTCGATCGGCGCGCCCAAGAGGTCGGCTCCCCCGGTCATTAAAAGCCCCTATTTAATTCACATTCCACGGCTTCCACCGCTTATTCCATCATTTTCGCTGTGTTTTCCGAGGGATGGATATCTTGGAATGTCTGGAAGGTGTGGAATGTACCTGTTCCCATAGCGCGTGCTTTTCACGTGATCAGATCCCCCTTTCTCACGTGATAGGGCCGAAACGACATTCCACGCCTTCCACGCCTTCCAAGGGCGTCAAGTCGTTGAAGTCACTCGCTTTAGGGTGGAAGGCCGCGTGGAATGTCTGGAAGGTCCCCAGACCCTGCTCAAGACGTCCCTTGGCCTCATGCTGGTTGTAAGGGCGAGGGTCCGGGACGGGATAAGGAAGCGTCGCGGGGTCCGGGTGCGGGCGTGACGGCCGCGCGCTGCGAGCGTAGAACAGCCGCCCATGCGCACCCTCGGCCACTGTCAGGACCACGATTTGAGCCTCTATGTCGGCTGCGGCGCTTGCCGCGCCGGCCACATGACCCCTGCCCGCGCCCAGTGCCCCGCCATGCGGGCGTTCACGGTCGAGGAGCTGGCCAGGTCAGGCTGGTTCGTTTGCCCGTCCTGCGGCCATCCTGGGGTCGGGGTTTCGGTCTATCGCGACGGCTATCACCGGCGGCAGCTGGAATGCTGGACCCCGACCGCCCAAGGCCTGTGCCACCGCGTCACCGAGGAAGAAAAGGCGGTGCGACCCGCGCGAGGCGCGGGCCGCGCTTGTCATGTCGCGGGCTCACGCCCGCTCCAGTGAAGGAAAGCGGAGCGCGCTGCAGCGCGCCCTCACCTCGTCGCCAAGCTGGACACGCGGCCGCACCGCCCGCCGCGCAAGAGCGCGACGAGCTGGCCGCTTATCGTGAGTGGATCAGTGGCCGGGGCGCTGCGGGGCCTGTGCCGGCTTGCTGGCGTCATAGACCCAGCACGCGAGCGCCAAAGTGATCCCCATGAACATCGACATCGACCGCACCGCCAGTGTCCCGCCTAGCATCCCGAAGGCCAGGTACGAGATATAGGCCAGCGGCGCGGCTATCAGGACCCCAAAGCGCGGCATGAGCGTGGGGCGAACCATCCGGCCGATCCCCACCAAGGCCTGCCACAGCGCCACGGCTTGCATGAAGATCAGGGCGCCGCCGAACAAGAGGCCGCCGACGAAGACGGTGCCGACATAGTTGTTGTGCCCGATCCCGCTTTCGTTCCAGTCGGCATACTTGCGACCAAGGATCAAGTAGACGAGCTGCTGAGCGGCAGAGTCAAACTTCGTCGGAGCGGCGAGCCCGAAGCCGAACAGCGCGCCACTGGTCGAACTCGAAATCTGCGACATCTGGTAGCGCGCCTCGCCCTCACGCGTCACGGCGGTGATGTCCAGCCCATGGTGCGCGCCCTGCACCTCGAACAGGCGATAGGCCCATCGTTCTAGCGGCGCGCCGGGCAAGACCGATCCCACGCCGACGATCCCGAGCAGCAGCACCATCGTGCCCAGGAGCGCGGGGCCTAGGCGGCGAAGGTTCAGCGCCTGCCCCTTGGAGCCAATCACGGCCGCCAGGGCGGCCGCCGCGCCGATCGCGACTTGGGTCCGGGTGACCGACAGCAGAATGACGCTGACGTGCAGCACGATCACGCCCATGGTGGCCGCGCTCAGGCCGCCGAAGAACAGCGCCCAAACCGCATAGCCCGTGAGTAGGGGAGCCGCGCCGCTAAGCACCTGGTAGCGGACGGTGGCTAGGTCTACCCCGCGCACGAAGATCGCCATCGCCAGCTGAACGAATAGAGCGATCACCGACGCCCTGACGACATGACGCCAGACCGCCCGGCAATCTTGCCCGGAGTTCTGCAGGGCGCTGATCGCGAGCAAGCCCAGGGGGAAGAACAGCACAGGCGGCATGGCGCGGAAGACGGCGAAGAACGTCTGTCCTCGCATCATGCCCACCAGGGACGTCTCCAGCAGGAACAGGAAGGCGACCAGCGCGACCTTGTTCGACCAGGATCCGGCCTTGAGGCCGTAGCACTTCACCAGCGACAGAGACCCAAACAGCGCCAGGACCGTCAGGAGGCCATAAAAGCCGAGCGTGAACCCGTTGGGGTTCTCGAACCGATAGTCGATGACGGCGGGCGCCAGGACGAAGGTCAGCGCGAGCTTGTCACCAGCGCGGAGAGGGACGACGTCAGACTTTGGCGCTTCGCGGCTCACGCCTGCGGGCTGGCGAACGGATTGAACAACGGACAAGCTAACCCCCTGACGCAATACACGCGGAGGAGGTTTTGCCCGATTATCGCTGCTGTGGCCAGCCTAGCCTATGGCTCTACGCCTAAACCGCGTCTTCGGCTGGGCCATCGTCAGGATAGGCCTTGGCCAGGCGGATGAAGACGCCCCAGCGCTTCTTGTCCAAGCCCTTGCCGCAATTGCCCGTCTCGGCGATCTCGGCCGGCGCGCGCTGCAGGGTCGAGGCCCAGACGCCGGTGGCGCCAGAAAGCCCCTGCCATGTCGTGCCCGCGAACAGCTTGCGCACCTCGGGGTGCGACCCTGGGACGAACAGCCGCGCGCTCTCCCAGGTCGGGGTTTCGCCTCTGGGCCAGCTGATCGCCAGGCCGACCTGGGCGCACGCCCGCTCGACATCCTCGGTCATGTGCTCGGTGTGACCCTTGCGATAGGCCGCGAGGATGCCGCCGATGCTGTTGGAGCCGCCCGTGCGGTGCTTCAGGGCCTCGGGCACGACGTCGAGCATGTGGTGTAGGCACTCGCGCCAGTCTTCCGTCTTGTTTGCGGTCTCGGCCAGGTTCTGGGGGGCCAGGGCCTTGGCCCAGAACTCCAGCGTGGCCTGGTCGGGCGCATCGTCCGACGCGGCGATGTGGCCGGCGGCCAGCAGCACGCCGAACTGGTCGGCCCCGCGCGGGTCATGACCGGCGCGGATCAGGGCGTGGCGGAAGTCCTTCAGCACCGCCGGCCAGCGCGGCCAGCCGTCGATCATCCGTCGCAGCAGCTGGCGGCCGATCTTGCCCAGCTGGCTTTCCTCGAACGACAGATCCTTGGGCTCCTCGCCCTCGGGCAGCTCGGGGAACGGCTGCAGCTGCAGCACCGCGAACCGGCTCTGGTCCTGGCCGCGCATGGGCGGGATGTTGATCGACGAGGCGATGAACGGGCTGCGGCACTGATACTCCCGCGCGATCCCTTCGGACGAGCCCCGGTTGATCGACCCGCCCGAACTGGCGGTGCGGATCAGCTCGATGATCTCGATCACCTTGCGCATGTTGTTCTCGGACTGGGCTTCCAGCTCGTCCACCCACACCGGCGTGCAGTCGTGCCGCAGCTTCTGATAGATGCCCGGCCCGCTGGTGTTGACGCTCTTGTGCAGGGCGCGGCCCAGCACGACGCCCAGCACCTCCTGCAGGGTCGATTTGCCCGATCCGCGCTCGCCGGTCAGGTAGCAGGCCGAGCGCCAGGCCAAGGCGCCCGACAGCATCGACATGGCCGTGAAGCCCAAGAGCAGCTTGGCGTCGATCTCGGGCCGTCGCCAGTTCCAGGTTTCGAACACCTCCAGCAGCTCGCGCGCCGGGCCATAGCCGTCCTCGACCGCCACCTTGTCAGGCCAGGGCCTGGGCAGCGGCGGCCGCGCGGGAAACACCCACTCGCCATGTCGGCCGGGCGGCAACCAGCGGCCGCGGAACAGCACGCGGTCACCGGCGTGATAGATCAGCCCGCCATTGTGGTCCTTCCACGCTCCCCGGCCGCGCACGCGGTCGGTGTCGTCGAACACGCCGATATAGGCGCAAGCATCCTGCAGGGCCTGGCGGGCGTCGTCGGCGTCCCAGCCCTGCACCGGCGCCGGGCCGCCCTTGGTCGGCTTGCCAAAGCGGGGCCAAGCCCATTCCAGCCAGCGCGAGCGGCCGGCGAAGATCGACCCGATCGGCCCCTTGCCGCTGGAATTGGCCTTGAAGGCCTCGATCGCGCCCAGGGTGTTGAGGAAGAAATAGACGTCCTCGTTCTTGCCCAGTGGGACCACCGGGCACATGGGCGGCAGGGCCGTCAGCGGGTCTTCGTAGCCCAGCCACGCGCCTGGCCCGATGTCGGTCGCCAGGATGCGGCCCATGGCGTCGCGAATGTCCATCGCGAAGCCCTGTTGCGGATCGGCCTTGGAGATCTCGCGCAGGTCTTCCAGATCCTCGGCCTCGATCGCCAGGGCCAGGCCGATTTCGTCGAAGGGGTCGGGGGTCTTACGCGTCACGATAGGATCTCGGCGCTTGAGGATGGTCGGGGCCGTAGGTGTCGAGGGTCAGTTCGCCAATGAAGCGCTTGGCCAGCAGCACCTCCTGGCGCGCCACGACATCGACGGACGCGCCGCCCTGCAGGGCCTTAGTCGCGCGGTCGGTGCCCATCTGCAGGGGCGCGTAGTTGATGACGTCTCGGACCAGCTGCGGCAGAAGATCGAACTGCGCCCAGATCCAGCTGTTATGGCCGAACGCGAACGTGTTGCCTTGGGGCGGTTGGGTGGCGCGAGATGTCCAGGTCATGCGCAACCCTCGAACAGGTCACGCTGTGTCGGCGTCATCCCGTCTAGGTCGCCCCATTGCGCTGCAAAAGCAGCCGCGACTGGATCAAACGTGCGACTACGCACCCGCCAGCGATCCGGTCCTGGACGCGCGCGATGGATCATCGCCCAGGCCCGGTGTTCAGGCGTCCCCGGCGCGGGCGGGGTAAGCTTGTTGGTCGGGATCAGTACCGGCAGGTTCTTCAGATGAAGACCCGTGCCCTTGAAGAAGGGCGCGCCAAACCACCAAGGCTGGATGTACTGCGCGGGCCGGCGATAGTTCCTGATGCGCTCCCTGGCGTACCGGTGCATCTGGGGGTTCTCGATGCAGATCCGCTCGATCGGAGCATTCCAGCAAGCTGAGAAGAAGGCGGCGCCCTCGTCCAGCTCGCTCCACATTTCCTCTAAGGTCCGCCCCGGTGGCGGCACGTGCAGCCACCGAACCCCGCTCTTGCAAAGGCGGGTGCACGGCGGATGCATCACGGCGAGCAGATCCCAGTCACCGCTAAGGAAATCGCGAAGGTCGCCCACAAAGTGACGATTTGAACCGTCCTCGGCCGGGAGCAGGTCGCACGACCATGCGTCATGGCCTAGAGCAGCAAATGCCCGGCGGACCACTCCGCTGGTCTCGCAGCCGACGAGAACTCTCACAGCCCCGCCCTCGCGTTGATGTCCCTAATCAGGCGCTTGGCCTTCTGGCGGCTGATGTTCACCGCCGAGCCCTCGTCGCGGGGCGTGCCGGCGAAGGTGATGCGCCAGCATCCGCCCTTGGGGCCGAACACCTTCAGGCACATGTGCTTGCCTTCGTTGACCAGCTGCGAGCGCAGGCCCCAGGGCTTCAGCTCGGCCTCGATCGCCTCGACCTGCAGGCGCTGAACCTTGGTCAGGTGGATGACCTTGCTCATGCGACCGCTTCCCAGTAGTCGATCGCGCATTCGCGAGCCAAGATGACGGCCGCCGACTGATCCCAGGCATAGCCGGGGTCTCCGAAGCGGATCTTCTCGGCGCGCAGGAATTCCTTGAGGGTGTCGATCGCCATCTTGCTGGCGTCGTCCGCCTTCAGATCGCCGGCGCGGATGAACTCGAAGGCCATCTGCCAGACGAACTGCACCAGGTTCAAAGGCCCGACGACGGGCGCATTCTTTTTCGCTTCCTGGACCAGCACGTCGTTGATGGCCTGATCGAACAGGCCTCCAGGCCGCTGGGCGTCCTGCAGCGCCTGTTCAACACCGGCGGCGACCGCTCGGCTGAAACGGCTCGGCTGTCCATATTCTTCTTCGTCGATCACAGCCGCGACCCAGGCGAGAACGGCGAGGGCCAGCAACACAGCCAGCAATACCCACATGGTGGTCATTCCACTCCCCTAGCCCAGTCGTTGAGATCCTTGCCGGCCTGGGCGCGCACCACCTTCAGGGGTCGCCCGCCGCGCATGCTTTCCCAGTGGCCCAGCACCTTCTCGAAGGCGGCCATGGCCTGGGGCTTTTCCCAGTCGTTGTCGGCGACCAGCACCACGGCGCTGGCGCAAGCGGGCCAGCCCAGCGTGCCCAGCAGGCTCAGCGAGCCCGCCGCCCAGACGCGATCCTGCGGCCGCGCGATGGCGGCCGTCAGGGCGTCTTCAATGCCTTCGGTGATGATCAGCGGCGCGGTCTTGCCCGCCTTGGCCGCCTGTTCCGGCGACAGGTCGCCCTCGCCCTTCCACACGCGGATGGCGCAGCCTCGGGCGCCGCCCAGCATCTTCTTGGCCGTGGCCACCGGGGCCTTGCCCAGGCCGTCGGCCGCCAGATAGGTACGGTGCACGGCGCGGATGTCGCCGCCTTCCCAATGGCTCATCGCCGAGACCAGCGCCGGCCATTCGGTGATCTCGCCCGTCTCGCGCTCGACGTGCTCCAGCTGGGGCGCGAACCGCAAAGCGCCGGGCACGCGCTTGAGGTTGTCCAGCGGCAGGCCCCGCGCCTGGGTCAGATAGGTCCAGGCCAGCGTGCCCCGGATGTCCTCGGCGGCCGACAGCCAGAACCCCTTGGCCTTGCGCGCCACCTGGGCGTCGTCGGCCTTCTGGCGCGCCAGAGCGGCCTTGCGCTCGCGCTCCATCCGTTCGCGGTCCAGCTGGCCGCTGCCGGCGGCGCGCACCTCGCCCCGCCCCCAGCCCAGGAATTCGCAAGCCCACCAATAGGCGTCGATCCACCGGGCCAGGCGGCCCAGATAGACGATCAGGTCGAACACATCGCCCTTCTCGCCCGTGGCGTAGTCCTGCCAAGCCCCGATGGCGTCGCCCTGCGTCCAGATCACGAACGACCCGGCCTTGCGGTCGACCCGCGTCGGGTTCAGCGGCGTGACGATCCCCGCGCGGGCCTGGTCGTTGATCCCCAGGGCTGGCAACAGCGACAGCACGCGGCTCTGCAGCTCGGCGCGCACGCGGTCGGGGGCGTGGGGCAGTTCTCGGCGGGCGGGGGCGGTCATGAGAACAACCCCACCGTGGCGGCCTGGGCCGCAGGGTTGATCCACAAGCTTTCCGTGCGCTTGCGCGCTCCGTCGGCCAGGGCGGCCACATCCACCCGACGCCAGCCCGGCAGGGCTTCTTCATAGAGCGGGTGCGGATAGCCCGACAGCATCACCATGCTCTTGCACCCGGCCAGCCAGGTCAGGAGCTCGAGGTGGTCATCGTCGGTCAGCTCGTGCTTGTAGGCGTGCTCCAGCCCGCCGTGGATCCGCTTGCCCGAACGGGTCGAATGCACATAGGGCGGGTCGGCATAGATCAGGGTGTCTTCGCCGTCGAACCGCGCCATGACGTCCAACGCCGGCCGGTTTTCGATCACTACGCCCTTCAGGCGATCGCTGATCGCCAACAGCGCCGGCGGCATGCCCGTCCAGTCCTGCGCCGGGTGCTTGCCACTTCGATTGCTGTCAGCCCGAAAACCGGTCTTTCGCCGCAACGCCGTCGCCGTGGAGCCAAAGCCCATGAACGAGCGCGCCACCAGCAGCCGCGCATTCTCGATTGGATCCGGCGCGACCACATAGGTCGCCTCGAATTCATCGCGCGCCCAGGGCGTGAGATCCAATTGCCGAACCAGCTCGAGCGCCATGTCGCGGTCACGCAGCACGCGGAACAGGTTGACCACCTCGCCGTCGAGGTCGTTGTAGATCTCAGCGTACGAAGTCGATTTGCGCAGCAGGACGCTGGCCGCGCCGCCGAAGGGCTCGACATAGGTCCGATGGGGCGGCATCAGATCGATGATCCAAGGCGCAAGCCGCCACTTGCCGCCCATGTAGCGCAGGGCCGGTCTCCAGGGCGCGTTCATGCCGCCTCCGGTATCTCGAGACACAGCGCGGCCATCGACAACAGGGTCGCGGTCTCGATCATCTTCGCCTCAAGCTCGTTGACCTCCCGCGTCAGGGTCAGGTCATCGTCCATGCGCTCGGCCACCCAGCCGACATGCTGGCGCACCGTCGCCGGGTCCATGCCGATCGCCGCCGCGACCTCGGCCGCCCTGCAGTTGGCCACCGTCACCGCCAGATAGAGCGCGATCTTGCGCGCCCTGGCGGTCATGGCGTCCGCGCCCCGGCCGACCGTGCCGCGCGTCTTCAGCGCCGTGCGCACGTCGGCGCCCGTCATGCCCGACGCCAGGTCGGCCGCGATCAACCACGCGCCACGCGCCCGCAACTGGCGCTGGCGCGCCTGCCGCGCGTGAACCCGTTCGCCTTGTCCATGCCCCCGCCCCATGACGTCTACCCGTCGATGTCGGCGCGGAACGGCCGCGCGGGCAGCTCCGGTTCGGGCGGCGGCGGGATCGTCGCGGGCAAGCCAAGGCGATGGTGCGCCATGGCCGCGTCCAGCGCGGACGACAGCCGGTCAGCGTGGCGCGTGCGATCGACCGCCAGCAGGCCGACATAGCCCTGCACCTCTTTCAGCATCGCCACGTAGGGGTTGGAGGCTGAGAAGGGCTCGCAGGGCAGGCAGGCCTTGAACGCCTTCCACGCGGCGCGCTCCAGGTTCACCGGCGACGAGGCCGGGCGCTTCACCGCCGCCTCTGTCAGCACCACCAGGTGCGTCCAGGCGTCGATGTCGGCGGCGGTGGCGCGCGGGCTCACGGCTTGGGGGCCGCGATGAAGTCCGCAGCCGTAAGCGCCAACCCCTCGGAGCGCGCCGCCTGCAGATAGATGTCCTGATACCGCGACGGGATCAGCCCGCCGCCGCCACCCGTCGACTGTGACCGGTTCCATTTCCGGACCGCCTCAGTGGTCAGGCCGACCAAGGCGCCCGCTCTTGCGGCGCCGAAGGTGTTCAACACTTTCTCGACTGGGGTCATGGCGCGCCCAGCGCGTTCAGCTGCAGCTTGGGCCTTGCCGTTTAGGACAATTTGTCGCATAGGGCCTTCTCGTCTGTGACGGTCCGTCCCTATTGGGGTCTGCTGATTTGGCCTATTCGGTCAATACCCGAGTTTCTCCGATGCCGTCATTCAATGACGTCATGGAAGAAGCCCTCACTTGGAAGACCGTCGGCGAACAGCTCGCGCTGCGTGGACGCGGCGCGGCCTATCAGCTGGCCGGGCACCTCGGCATGAATTCGAGCTTTCTGTATCGGAAGCTCAGAGGCCGGGGCGAACCCACCGAAGCCCAGGCCCGCGCGATCCGCGAATTCCTCGGCCAAGCTCCAGCGCCCACACAGCCACTGATCGATCGCCGACGGCTCGAAGTCTACGCCCGCCCTGTGGCCGGTGATCAGGAAGACCGCATCCACTTTGCCCCCGGCCAGGCGATCGACACCCTGGAACTGCCCATGGGCCTGGCCCTCGGCCCCGGTGAGTACTTCGTCGCCCGGCCACCAGGCTCGCTTATGGAGCCGCGCATTTTTCCCGGCGAAACCCTGGTGGTGCGTCGCGACTATCCGCCGGCGCATGGCCGCGACGCCTTGATTGAGTTCACGGACGGCACCGCCATGGTGCGAACCTACAAAGGCCAAAGCAGCGGCCAAGTTTTCGTCGAGCAATACAACGACCGCAAGGTCGTTGGTTATTTCGGAACGACCGTCCGCGCCATCCACGCCGTCGCCTTCAAGCTCTAGCTTCACCTTAAACGATCCCTGAATTCTCGGGCGGGCGGAGCTTTGCGCGTCGCTGGCGCTCGCCCGCCGCCCACCTGACAGCTCAAAATCACACCGCGCACACCGCCGATCGTCCTAGTTCGCGCGACCATGCGTCACAATGTCATTGCCAATTAGGACAAATCGTCCCTTACATTCCGTCGGTGATTTCAACCACGGGAGGGCGATATGCGTTCCAACACAGCTTCACAGGGTGTCGATCCGGCCGGGGCGTTCAGCCCGGCCGAGAATGAGTTCCGCCGGCCGCTGACCTGGCGCTGGCTTGTCGGCCTGGTCATCGCCTCGGCGCTGCTGGCGGGCGCGATCATTTCGGCGGTGCTGTGATGGTGGCCCGCTACGACCTGGCCAAGAGCTTCCAGGCCAACTGGCGATCGGCCGTCGCCACCGGAGCCCTGCCCGAGGGCGGCCTAGTTCACGCGCGCATGACCGGCGCCCTGCTGGTGGTGACCGTGCGCTTCCTGCCCGACGGCTCGTTCTCAGAGCCGTTCCTGCGCGGCGACCTGCGGTTCGACCACCCCGTGTTGACCGTCGAGGGCGTGCGCTACTGGCTGCAGCTCACCGAAATGGCCGTGCGTGTCACCCAGCTCAGCGAGGGCGAAGGCTCGATGTCGGCCGTAGCCCTGATGCCCGAAGCCATCAAGGCCGCTCGGGCGCGCATGGCCCCCGCCGTCAGCGAGGCCGCGTGATGCCCCGGATCTCGCGCCGGGGCTGGGGCCTCATCATCCAGCTGGCCGCGCACTGCACGGCCTGGGCCGTCCTGTTCAAGCTGGCCGGCGTCGCCATGGAGCGCGCGTCATGAGCCGCGAACCCGACACGCTGGACCTACGCCGCGCGGCCGCCGAGGCCGGCTACGCCTACGAAACCTTCCGCAAGGCCTGGCGTGACATGGCCGATCCGGACAGCGCCACCTATCAGCGCTTCCCCATGCCGTTCCGCATGCCCCCGCCAGGGGTCAAGCGCGGCTCCTATGCCTGGCGCGCCTCGGCCATCGCCCAGTGGAAGCTGGAACGCGAAAGCGCGCTGTCGCCCCGCCGCTACCAGGTGGGCGACACCGCCCCGCCGCCGTCCGCGCCGGCCACCGTCGCCCGTGATCCGCGTCTGAAGCGGGATCGCGCCGAACTCGTCACCCTCATGCAAGGAAGGGCCTAAGCCCATGGTCGCCTACAGCTGCGAAAAACGTCACCACGGCAACATCCTGTCGGGCGCCAAACCCTTTACCCTGCGCAAGACCGGCAAGAAGCGCCACGCCCGGGTCGGCGAGACCCTGCAGCTGCGCGATGGCCGCACCGGCCCGGTGTTCGCCACCGCCCAGTGCGTGTTCCGCGCCAAGATCACCTTCGACGAGAGCGGCCTGACCCGCGTGTCCGAGGCCACGTGGATCGGCGACGGCGACAAGATCGCCCGGCTGTTCGCCGCGGCTGAGCAGGCCTCCTATCAGGCCGAAGAGCATCGCGAAAAGCTGGCCGTCCAGGATGGGTTCGCCGACTGGGCCACCATGGTCGCGTGGCACGCGGAACAGGACGGGCTCAAGGGCGGCTGCGCGCCCGGCGAGACCATCGAACGCGAAGTCATCGGCTTTGCCGCCACCAGGTCCACCGCCGCGCCCGCGCCCACCCTGCCCGCCTATCGGCCCGACGTCTGCATCTACCACGACAACTGCACCGACGGGTTCACGGCGGCCTGGGCGGTGTGGAAGCGCTGGCCCGACTGCCTGTTCGTCGCCGGCCAATACGGCGACCCCGCCCCGCAGATAACCAGCGGCGAGCATGTCCTGATCGTCGACTTCTCGTACAAGCGCCCGGCCCTGGAGGCCCTGGGCCGCGACGCCGCCAGCATCACGATCCTGGATCACCACAAGTCGGCCCAGGCCGAGCTCGAGGTGTTCACGGGCGCGGGCCTGGACAACATCCGCGCCGAGTTCGACATGAACCGGTCGGGGGCCATGATGGCGTGGCAGTTCGCCCACCCCGACACGTCCGCGCCCCAGCTGGTCGAAGTCGTCCAGGACCGCGACCTTTGGCGGTTCGCGCTGGACGACACGCGCACCTTCTCGGCGGCGATCTCGTCCTATGACCATGACTTCGAGATCTGGGACGATCTGGCCGAACGCTTCAACTCGCCGCGCGGCGTCGATCGGCTCGCCCGCGAAGGCCAGGCGATCCTGCGGCGCGAACGCAAGGACGTGGACGAGATCTGCGACCTGACCCTGCGCTGGATGGTCATCGGCGGGTTCCGCGTGCCGGTCGCCAACGCGCCTAAGATCCTGAGTTCGGAAGTCGCGGGCCAGCTGGCCGAGGGCAACCCCTTCGCCGCCGCCTACTACGACCGCGACGACGGCCGGCGGCAGTTCTCCCTGCGCTCGCGCGGCGAGATCTACGGCAAGGACGTCTCGCTGATCGCGGCGGCCTATGGCGGCGGCGGCCACGCCGGCGCGGCCGGGTTCACGGCGCCGCAGGGCTGGGAGGGGGACGGCGCGCCTGAGAGCATCCGCGATCTGGTCGAGGCCGCAGGCAGGGTGGCCAAGACCATCGCGGACATCCCGCCCAGCGTCGGTGAGGACGATCACGAAATAGTCGAGGTGCTGCTGGCTGAGCTTAAAGGCCTTCGCCGCGCCTCCCGTCCCTGGCCCCAGCGGTCAGAAGGGATAGCCTGATGCCGGTCAGCCAAGCCAACCGCGATCATGTACTGAAGGCGACGATCCAGGCGAAGGCCACCCTCAAGCCCGGCGATCGCATTCGCTTCACGCGCTGTGGTGGTCTGATAGAAATCCGCCGCTTCACCGGCTGGGACGGCAACTGGATCGTGGCGGCGCCACGCCTCCGCGATCATATCAAATGGTGGTGGGATTTCCGCGAAGTGCCCGCCCTACCACTCGACGACATCAGCGCCCGCCACGTCACCCATGTGAACGGGCGAGCGGTGCAGTTCGGCGGTCCTCGACCACAGGAGCAGCAGGCATGAGCCCCACGGGAGAACACTCCATGAAAACCGACAGTTTCCAGATCGCCACGCCCGACGGCCCAGCCGAAGCCGTTCTCACGGGGCCGGAAGAATGGACCCTGTACTTTCCGTGGGGTCATGACCGCTTCTCAGGCAACAAGACCGAAGCCAAGGCCTTTATGGCCGAGGCGATCCGTAACCACGCTGGCTAGGCGACCAACGAGAAAGATCGCCGCATGACCACCATATCCGACGCCATCGCCGCCAAGCGGCTCGACCTGGTCGCCAGCCTGTTCAACGAACTGCACGGCCTGGGCGTGCCCCAGGCCAGGATCGTCTCGGCCGTGGACCGTGCGATCATCGACACCAAGCTTGAAGCCGCGCTGACCGCCGCCGTGGCGGCCGACGCGGCCTTGGGCCTGGGCGGCGAAGCGATCGACGCGGGCGACACCTTGGTCACGGCCGGCGACACGCTGCTGGCCAAGGCCCAGATCGCGCTCGACCTCTATGCCGCAGCCGTACCCGTTCCGGGTCCGACCATCACCGCCGCCGTGGCCGACTACACCGCCGCAGCGGATGCGTATGAGCCGGCGGCCGACGCCTACACCCCGGCCTCGGGCGGCTATCTGCCTGCCGCCAGCGCCTGGTTGGCGGCGAAAGGGGCTTTCTCCGACGCCTATCCCGACTTGCTCGCGCCCTAG